CGATCCTTCCATGTGGGCACAGTTCGGGGAGGGGATAAAGGACTTCTCGTTCCCAATATACCACGTGGGGAGCGGCACGTTCAGCGGTGTCGGAGTGACGGACCCTGGTTACGTTGAGAGGAACCAGAAGAAGCTCGTGGACATGTACGGGAAGAAGACGAAGATCTCCTTCGTCATACCCACCTACAACCACCTCGAGGACTGCTTGAAGCCGTGCATCCAGAGTATACTGGACTTTGTAGACTTCGAGACTCCGGAGCTGTCGATAGAGGTCTACTTAGTCATGAACGGCTGCGTGGACGGCACGGAGGAGTATCTGAAGGACCTACACGAGAGGTACCCGGATCACATCAAGTACGAGGTCCACCCAAAGGGGATGGGCTTCACGTGGTCCACAAACAGGGGGTTGGAGGCGGTCCTTCCGTACTCCGATTACGTACTGTTCTTCAACAACGATTGCCTGGTACTTCCATCTCCTAAGAACAAGTTGATAGAGTACATGCTGGAACCGTTTCGTAAGTACCCAGACATGGGGATAACTGGTCCACTGGCACTCCACGACAGTTACGCGAACCACGAGTTCATAGTCTTCTTCTGTGCCCTGGCAAAGAAGGAGGTGTTCGACAAGATCGGCATACTCCACGAGGACTACGGCATCGGGGGCGGAGAGGATATTGACTTCTGCGTGAGGCTGAACCAGGCCGGTTTCCGCCACATGATGGTGCCGGAGGGCGTGGTCATGGTCTACGACAACACGAACGTCGGTCCTCTCCCCATCTACCACAAGGGAGAGGGGACGATGGACCACATCCCTGAGTACGGGAAGAGGATCATCAAGGACAACGGTCTCACCAACATGGTGAAGTTCAACCACGACATACACCTCAACCTTGGCAGCGGAGGAGAGGACGTTCCTGGTTACCACAGCTGTGACAAGTACGACACGAGGGCGAAGATCCTGATAGACGCGGAGGACATGAGCGTCTTCCCGGATAACAGGGTGAAAAGGATACTCGCGTCCCACCTATTGGAACACATTAGCCCCTACAAGGTCGTCGACGTCCTGAAGGGGTGGCACAGAATATTGGTACCGGGAGGACAACTTATACTGGAACTTCCAAACATAGAGGAGTTCTGCAGGTTGTTTGCGACAGCGGACAAGGCGGCGAGGTACCTCATCCTGAATTGCATCTACGGAGCTGTCAACACAGGCGGAGGAGATCCGTCTCACATTGTAGCGCCTCACCTGTGGGGTTGGTACCCTGAGATGTTGGAGGACCACCTCACTTGGGCCGGATTCGTGGATATAGTCTTCATGCCAGAACAGATGCCACACGTCGGTCTGACACCGGAGTGTAATTTCCGTTGCGAGGCGAGAAAACCATTATGAGTCTGGGACGGGCCGCTAAGAAGTTCGCACACCTCAGGGAGCAGGACGAGTTCGTGTACGACGAGATCTTCTCTACCAACGCGTACGGTCTCGAGGAGAAGGACGTTAGGAACAAGGTCGTCCTCGACCTCGGCGCGAATCTTGGTTTCTTCACGGTGTTGTGTAACTACCTCGGAGCCAAGAAGGTGGTCGCAGTCGAAGCCAATCCGAAGATTTACGTCAAGTTTCTGGAAAACACCAAAGGGATGGACAAGGTGAAATCTTTCAACGTCGCTGTTTCGGACGAATCCAATAAGGTGGTGAAGATTAACGACAACGGTGGCGAATCCTCTCTGTACTTCGAAGAAAAATATGGATTCTTTGAGGTGAATACTCTCACCGTAGAGGCTCTTATGTGCGATCCTTTAGAGAAGGATGGAGACGATATAGTCCTTAAACTTGACGTAGAAGGATCGGAGTACGACGTCCTTCTCAACATGCCGGACCAGGTGTTCGACAGGATAAAGACGGTGTTTGTGGAGATCCATTCCAAGATGAATCCGGTCCATAGGGGGTTCGAGATCCTGATGGACAAACTGAGGGAGAAGGGGTTCCACTGCGTCCACAAGAAGGCGCTCATGAACTGGTTCAAGGCCTCCGAAGATTCTGAGAAGGTGTGGGAGGAAGGGGATCAGGCAAATTTCAAGTTCATAAGGACGGTGGTAATCAAGGCGTCAGGGTTGAAGGTCATCAGTGATAAGCCATCCGTTCTGTGTTGCATATCCACGAAGGACAGGTATTTCACGACCCTTCCTCTTGCGGTTTCCTCCGTGCTGAACCAGACTGTACTCCCAAACGAGCTCGTTCTCTTTGATGACGGCGAGCACAGGGATCTGAGGAACGAGGAGCTTTACGTACACATTTTCAAAACCCTCGATTCCAAGAGGGTGAAGTGGAAGGTGAATTTTGGGGCGAACATCGGACAGCACCATAACCACGAACAGGCGAATAAGATGGGGTACGACTTGGTGTGGAGGGTGGACGACGACGAGGTGGTGGAACCGGACGTGTTGGAGAAACTCTTGAGACATTTCAAGGATCCTAAAGTCGGAGCGGTCGGCGGTTCCGTCATAACACCAGGAGGAGAGACCCCAGGCGGGTCCAACAGGATGATAGACATACTGGACACCCCAAACCTACAGTGGTCGAGGGGACATGGCGTGTTCGAGGTGGAGCACCTCTACAGTTCCTTCCTGTACAGGGCGAACAAGGCTCACTACTGTCTCGAGCTCTCTCCTGTGGCACACAGGGAGGAGACCATCTTCAGTCACGAGCTACACCAGGCGGGGTACAAGTTGCTAGTCGACATGAGCGCGGTGACTTGGCACTACAGGTCCAGCACCGGTGGTATAAGGGACCACAAGGACAAGACCATGTTTGATTGGGACGAGAGGATTTTCGCAAAGAAGATGGAGGAGTGGGGTTACAAGGTCCTATGCCTAGACTGTGGGATAGGAGACCACTATGCGTTCTTACACACCCTTCCACACCTCATGAAGAGGTATGACCACCTGATGCTTGGGTGTTGTTATCCGGAAGTGTTCGAGGACTACAGGGACAGGGTGAAACTGCTCTCCATAGCACAGACGGCGAACGTCGTGCAGGGTGACAACATATACAAGTGGATGATAGATAACGAGTGGCAGAAGAACCTGGTGGAAGCGTTCGCCGCAAAGTATGAGGTGAAGCTGTGATACTGATTTCTCCTTTTTCTAGGCCGTTAAGAAATAAAGAAGAAAATCCAAAAAACTACGTTTACTGGAAAGAACTCGTTAATTTATTAGAAGAAAAGGACAAAATCGTCCAAATCGGGTACCCTACCGAGACAAGACTGGTGAAAGATTTCCGTTCCGGACTGTCCCTTAAGGGAGTGTCAAAACTAGTAGACGAGTGCGGTTTTTGGGTGTCCGTCGACAACATGTTACAACACATGGCGTACCACGTTAAAAAACGTGGAGTTGTCCTGTGGGGGGTCTCAAATCCGAACCTATTTGGGTACAAGGAGAACCTAAACGTCCTAAAGGACGTGAGCTTCCTTAGGCCGAAACAGTTCGAGACCTGGGAACAGATAACGATGAACCGGGACGCCTTTGTGGAACCAGAAAAAGTCATGCAACTCATAGAAGAAGCTGGATTTTTTAAGGGAGACGTTTAAATGAGATTTTTCATCAGAACTACAAAGGGACTTGGCAACGCCACGGTCTACGCAAGACTTCGGAACTCTTCCGGTTATTTTTGGGATTTTGTGGGGCTCTCATGGGTCACGCCTATCACGGTCAACTGTAAGCTGTTTCTTCCAGAGTACGCAGACAACGACACCCTAGAGTCCATATACATGGGTTCTGCTTCCATTCCGGCTGGTGGTCCTTGGATCCAAGAGGCCGTCAATGATTCGACAGACTCTGTTTACGGCTCTGACGATACCGTGATGGGTGAGTTGACTGGTGCTCCCAATTCCAGTTCTTCTTTCCAAGAGAAGATGGAGTATGTGTTCCAGTACCTAGCGTTCAAGAGGACTGCTTCCACCGTTAAGGAGAACCTGTTTAATGAGGCCGGCACCGTTTCCGTGGTACAGGCAGATCTTTCCGACGACGGTACGACGTTTACCAAGACAAAGGCGATCTAATGAACCTAGATTCTTCAAGGAAGAGGAGGATGTGGGTCCTTCCTCTTCCATCTGGTACTATAAACATACAGGAGCGGGCTCAGGTAGTCATAGAGTACGCGTTTTTCAGGTTGCACCGACTCTTGGGTGAGGTGACGGCCTTTTTCGTTGCTCCAAGAAAGAAGACCGTCTTCCCGTCTAACATGAAGGACAGAAGTTTCCAATTTCTTGGGCTTCCTAATGTTTTCATAAGCGAGAAGGAAATAAGATAAGGTTATGTGGGTGAATTTCGTGAGAAAGTCAGAGGACAGGTTCCCCCACAAGTATATCAGGAAGGTTCCTGGCGCAGGTGGTGGAGAGAACTACATTTACGAGGAGTCGGTCCTAAAGCCACCGAAACAGATGGAAACCACGGTACACCACAAGAAGAAACAGTTCGAGATACCCCTCAGCGTCGAGGCGGCCAGGATCATGTCCACCCTCAAGGACGCTGGTCACGAGGCATACGTCGTCGGAGGTGCCGTGCGTGACTCTCTGTTAGGTCAGCCAGCCAAGGACTTCGACATAGTCACTTCCGCGAAGCCAGACGCCATCAAGGAACTGTTCGAACTGGAGGGTTCCGTTGGACAGAGTTTCGCCGTTCACCTGGTCAACGGGCTCGAGGTCGCTTCCTACAGGACGGACGAGTACGGAGAGACCGGCAGCGCCAAGGACGTGGCCATAAGTCTGGCCTCTTCGGTGGACGAGGACGTTCGCAGGAGGGACTTCACCATCAACGGGATGGTCTACGACAACGACAGCGGTCAGGTCTTCGATTTCGTGGGCGGGATGGAGGACCTTCAGAACGGGGTGGTCAAGTTCATAGGGGACCCCGAGAAGAGGATACGCGAGGACTCGGTGAGGATGCTGAGGGCGATTCGCTTCGCCAACAGGTTCGACTTCACGATAGACCCGGAATCCCTCAAGGCCATAAAGAAGAACATGTCGAAGATCAAGGACATCCCTGGCGAGAGGATACGCCTTGAACTGATGAAGATGCTAGAGGCGAAGGACACCATCAACGGTCTGAACCTCATGCTGGAGACCGGCTTCTTCGAGCACGTCATCCCGGAACTGTACGCGGGTCACGGTGTGGACCAGAACAGGTACCACGGCGAGTCAATACTCCTTCACAACATGCTAGCGGCCGACGCCATCAAGAAGAAGGACCCGGTCCTGAAGATGGCGATGTTGCTGCACGACGTCGCGAAGGTGAAGACCAAGACCTACAACGAGGAGACTCAGGACTACAACTTCCTGGGCCACGAGACGGTGGGTGCCAAGATGGCGGAGAAGATCCTCAAGAGGCTCAAGTTTTCCGCGGAAGAGATAACCAGGATCACCTCCATCATAGAACACCACATGTACTACTTCACGGACGAGTCAAGGGACAAGACGCTGAAAAAGTTCATGAACTTACCGGAGTTTAGGTCCATATTAAGGGCGAGACTGGCTGACAGGAAGGCTAATTTAGCCAAGAAGGGGATACCTTACAGTTTCAAGAAGCTGATACGAAGGATCCGTGTGATACAGCAGACCAAGCAGCCCATGACGGTCAAGGACCTTGCCATAAACGGTTCTGACCTCAAGGAGCTGGGTCTGAAGCCAGGTCCGCTGTTCGGGACGATCCTGAACAACGCTTTGGAACTGGTCCTCGAGAACCCTGAAGCGAACGACAGGGACGTGCTGATCGAGTTCGCCAAGAAGGAGGCCGGAATAAACAAGTCTTTGGTGGTTTTCACTAAGTCCGTGTCCGACGACGAGGCAGAACTTCTCAGGGGGAACGAGGAGCAGATGAGAGAGGTCGCCGACAAGTTCTTCGACCTTAGGCAGAGGGAGAGGACGGCCGCTCTCAAGTGCGCCGTCGACTGTCTGCAGGGTTTCGTGCGCGAAGTCCTGCCTCACCTTTCTCACGACCGTGGGATAACCGACAGGGAGATACTGATAAAGTATTTCGGTGTCACGGAGAACGAGCTGTGTTCCGCCCTCGGGGACAGGCTAAACAACTACGTCACCGTCGGGGTTTCTGACGACGGTCTTTACGCCATACTCAACTACTCACCGAAATTCCATTTTGCGAGCATCGACAAGAAGATGGTCGACAGGCCAAAGTGGTCGATGCAACTCAGGGCCTGTAGGGGAATAGTGTTTGACACCACCACCTCGGAACTTGTGTCGTTTCCTTACGAGAAGTTCTTCAACACGAACGAGTACGCGGACACGACGGACGCCAAGGTGATAGAGAAGCTCAACACGCACGATTACCTCACCCTCGAGAAGGAAGATGGAATCATGGTCCAGGCCTTCTACGACAGGCACTCCAACACCATAAGGCTCGCGACCAGGTCCATGCTAGACCAGTTCGCCGACAAGAAGAGGTTCATAGACAAGGCCACGATGCTCCTGCCAAACGGAGAGAAGGGGCTGGAACTCAAGAATTACCTGAGGACTTCAAGGAAGTCGTTGGTCATGGAGCTGGTCGACCCAGAGTTTCGTGTGGTCGTAGATTACGGAAAGAAGAGCGACCTCATCCTTCACGGGATAAGGGACCTAGAAAACATGACAATACTCGGTAAACAGGAGATGGACGACATCGCTTCGGCTTTCGGTCTGTCCGTGGTCCAGGCGCACTCTTTCTCTTCTTACGAGGGGTTATTCGAGTTCAAAGAGAAGTTCGAAGGGAACATGGAAGGTTACGTCGTCAGGTTCGACGACGGCTCCATGCTAAAGATCAAGACGCAGGACTACTTTAGAAAGTTGGCCGGC